CGGAATCGCAACATCAACAAGGTCGAGGACAACACACGCGTACGGGGTGAGCGCCCAAATGCGACTGTCGTCACCACAAAGTTCGATCCTGAAGTTCCAAGCTTGCATGGCAAGATAAGCTGTGAGGAACCTGGTTCGATCTCCGGGCCCGTCAGGCACATCATCAAAGCGTTCAACCGTACGGACGCGCTTAATAAGGGCATAATGCATGACGACAGCAAGACACACAGTATTGAGCCACAGTGTGTTTGGGAAGCCTGAGGGATTGCCCCGATCTTTGACAACAACAAAGCCATCAGAGAACACCAAGTGACTAAACGTAGTACACTGGTACATGAAGGCACATACGTCTTCGGGTACACCAACGCAAACACGTGGCAGGTAGCGCATGAAGAAGAACTGCAATAACTTGCGCGGTAAACGTCGGTCGAACTTAGTCATATCCATGGCGATGCAGCCTCGCGCACGCTCATAATCGTACACGCGGTCGACATCGACAGGTTGGCCATAATCTTCGCCACACATGACGTAGGGGCTATTGGCCATCCACACGTCATTAGCTGCTCCAAAGAAGTACTTCCAAAGAACTTTCAATGCAACAGTAGGGGCTTGAATACTGCGACCGACGTCAACCTTGGCAAGCTTGTAGCGATCTTTCTTCCCCAACACGGCCCATCTTTTGCACTGGTCAAGCAAAGGGTTGGAACCCCATTGGTACGGGGCGCCATCTTCCCATGCAGCCACCTGCTCGGAGAGAGCCGCAGCAAGCACTTCCATACCGCGGTCTACGTCACCATCGCCCAGAGTAGCGAAATACTCAGTGTGGGATGCATCAGGTTGCGACATACCGGCTGAGATTTTGTCCGTGTTGATGCTCTGTATGATACCCAAAAGTTTCTGTTGCGCATTCTTTCGGTCTGACGAAAGCGCAACAGTAACTTTACAGGCACTATCGAGTTGCAATACGGCAGCCTCTGCCAAATTAAGCACACCGTCATCAATCCGCTCTGGGATAGGCTCAACAAATTGAGCCACCTCTCTTTTGAGCATCTCGGTACTGGGCTTGGCAACCAAATACTGCGTCTTGTACTGTTTGCCACAGCGAGGATCCAAACCATACACTTTGTGAGGCTCAACACGACGGAAAAGCCCAGGCGCCACGTCCTTCAAAGCATCGCTTTCAAGGAAATTGAATTTGTTACCACCTTGC